ATATCGGTGCGGAGCTGTTTATTTTTAACAGCCCCCCATTTTCCACAGGGGCTGTCATATTCCTGATCCATATAGACAGGGTAGGCAGGCTTTAAACCTTTTAAAGCCTGTAAAAACGCCACAGCCTCCTGTCTGGCTTCTGAAACGGTGACAGCATCACTCCACCAGTAAGCGCCCCAATCTAAGCCGGCAGCAAGAACAGCAGGAAGATATTTTTGCCGGAAGGTGTCCATCTGGCGCAACCCTTGTCCGGCTTTGATAATCACATAGCTGTAACCAGCAGCTTTGACCTTTTGAAAATCAATATCTCCCTGGTGACTGGAAATATCAATACCTTTTGCAATAATCTGACTCATTTATCACTCAATCTCCTCTGATAGCTCAATTTTTCTATTCTCAAACTTCTTGTAGGCATCAAGGTAAAGCTCCTCTTTATCGCCGTTTAATGTTAGCTCATAGTACATTCCATCAGGTAGTGTTGTGCTGGCAAGAGCTTTCCAGTTCTGCAAAGTCTTACAATACCAAACGATATAGACATCATCACTTCCAATTGCCACGGGATCTGTTGCGTCAATATGCTCATTAGCATATTGAGCTACAGTATCCTTGATCAACTGAATAAATTTTACATCTGTAATCATTTACTATTCATCCTTCTTTCCATATTGTTTTACAAGCTGGTTCCCGCCTACGCTCGCCACGGCCAGCAATGCACCCTGTGTAATTGCTGTAAATACAGACATGGGAGAAATCCCGTCTGTAGCCCAGACATACAACCCAGAAAGAAACATGCCTATTCCTAAAAGCGAATAAGGAATTGTCCAATCCGCAATATGCGGAGTGCGTTTCAGCGCTGCACCAATGCCCCAGCAAATCGGGATAACCAGCATCAACTCTGGCTTTATGTACTGCATTACATCCATTTTTACTCTGCCTCCTTTACATCCCTAACCGGGTAAAAATAAAACCTATTACACCGCCGACAATGGCTGTTACGATATACCCTACAACCTTCCGCCACATCTCACCGTCCCTGGCTTCCAAGGTTTCAAGCCGTTTCCCTTGCTCCTGCTGTTCTTTGGCCATGATTTCCATATTGAGGGCCAGCTTTTCAACAGATGTAACGAGGGCGGCGTTTTGCTTTACCAGCTCCTCTAATGTGTCGATCCGGTGATTCTGCCTGTTGTCCTCATCGGCTAACCGCTTGTGTTCCGCTTCAATACGTCTGCAAAACTCCTGATGTTCCGCCCTTGTGAGAGGCGCATTCATGTCTGGCATTGTGATCTCCCCTTTTTTTATAATTAAGAGGCCCCTATTTTTTTAGGAGCCTCTAATAGACTAATCAACGAATTTATTGTATTCATGGCGTACAACGTCTTGAGAAATAGAAGCATAGATTTGCGTTGTACTTATATCCTCATGACCTAAAAGCCGTTGAATAACAGTAATATCCATCCCGGCATTGAGGGCATGTGTGGCAAACGTATGCCGCAGGAGGTGAGGGTGTACTTTGCGTTCCAACCCGGCCCGTTCGCCTATAATCTGTAAAGCCCTTTGAATCGCACGAGGCTGTATGGCTGGATAGGGTGTTTTGGTGCTGCAAAATAATGCTTCCCCGCCTTTGCGTTCCTCAATATAAGCCTCTGTCATGAGCCTGGCCCGGATGGAAAAGTATACAATTCTATCCTTATCGCCTTTGCCATGAACCACGACACTCCGATTTTGCCAGTCAATCGCAGCTAATTTAATTCCAGTAATCTCACTAAGACGACAACCGGACGATACCAGAAATTCAACTAGGGCTTTTTCCCGGTAAGTCGTACAGGCATCCCGCAGGCGCTCTAATTCTTCCGTAGTCAGTGCATGTCTGGCCCCCTTTTTATCAACCCGTAGCGACTTGATTTTTGCCATGGGATTTTTACGGATAATTCCTTCTGTGTTCAGCCAACAGAAAAAGGAACGTAAGACATTGATGTGAGTCTGTACACTGCTGTCTTTCAGGTTTCGTTCATCAAACAGGTATCCGATATATTCCCGTATATCATCCGTTGAGATTTTGACAATGCTTTTATCCATGTGCCCGGCGAATAGTTTTAAATTGTATTGGTAATTGTTTAAACTCCGAATGGATAAGCCGTCAATTTTCTTGGCTGTGAGAAAGTGGCTGATATGCTTTAAAATATCGTTCCGGCCATTATCGGAAGCCCATGTAATAACATAGCCTGATAAAATCTTCTGGATTTCCGCTGCTTTGTCAGGGGAAACTTTGTATAGTGCTGCTGATAATTCCGCTTTTGCGTCCATAGGGATCGCCTCCTGCTTTTTCTTTAAGCGTAGCAGGAGATGGGGGACAGGTCTATTCGTCTTTTTTATCATCCTCTCCCCCTCCCTAATTTGAAAGTAAATTCTGTTAGCCCTGCAAATGAAATTTTTCTTACGGTCCCTTTTTTCGTTCGCCTTATTATTCTTTTACGAACTAAATTCGCAAAATTTCAACGAAAGAATGCGGGTTTGCAGGCTCTTGATTCAAAAATTGGGAGGTGAAAAATATCAAAAAACGCTTAAAAACCCTCAAAAATGGCTGTTTTTGAGGGTTTTATGTGCGTAAAAGAATAATAAGACGAACTAAATCCCAGCCCGGAATAGGCTTCCGAACTGGGATTTTATTCCTATTATTGAACCTCTAAAGCGTCAAGAATTTCCTGTACTTGAGCCTTTAAAAGTTCCGGTACCTGAGCGATTGTCTTTTTGCCTTTGACAATCAGGGTTGCATATACTACCGCCATTATATACACCTCCTTCCGGCAGAAAATTTTTGCAAGGCAAAAGAAAAAGCTACTCATTTTTGAGCAGCTCCTGAACTTCCGCCTGCAGCGTCTTAGGTACGTTCTCCAGGGTCTTTAAGCCCTTCCGGATTAACTCTGCGTAAACTTTAGCCATTAGTTCCACCTCCCTCCAGCGCTGATACACGTTCTTGTAGTGCCAGCAGATTTTCATATACTTCGGCTGTTGCCATAAGTAAATCTGTATTGGACGCATCAGTTTGTTCGTAGTTTTCAACCAATGCCATCTGAGTATCTGTTATTTGAGATTCCAAAGATGCAACACGTTCTGACATTGTAGGGCTAGGATTTACGGGCGGCATCTCTGCCTCATGTCCAAAGTTTTCCTTCTTCCAAGCCTCTATTTCCTCTGCTGTGCCTGATTCTTCCCACGCCGTCCCGGTCCATCTGGGCTTGCATAAGGGGCCGCCTGGGACAGGAGCGTCCAAAAGGCGCTCCCCTTCTGCCAATTTATAATATTGGATTTCTTCCTGGCCATTTTCTTTTGATGCCAGGACCAGGGTTTTATACCTGTTTTCCGCATCAACGACGCAATAGGGTTTATAATCTTTTTTCATTTTTTTCAACCTTTCATTTTTTATTTTTTTATTTTGGCGTCCCAGGAAAATAAGGCGAACTTAGGAGCACCTGCGGAGTACGATTTGTCACTGGCGGAAGGAATCACGCCTGCTACTGTCCCTAAATATTGGCGTGATGGAAATAATGTGGGGATAAGAGGAACGTTTAAATTTGACGAACCCCCAATACCATCACAAGTAATAGCCACGCTTCCAGAGGGGTATAGACCTAAAAATGCAAGTAACTTTTTACTCTCAATGGCCCCTGCGCCTCATACGTCAATTTATGGTTGGATTTTTACTGATGGAGTAATAAATTTAACCCCAGCAGACCTATCGGAAGATGTTAAGAATTCACGCGTTTTTGCCTTTATTGTTCCACCATTTTGTGTGGCACAGTAGGAAAATAAGGCGAATAAAAATAGCGTTATGTCCTATGAGCTGCTATTAACAAGTGATTATGAGCCATACATTGGGTACGAAAATGCTTATACAAAAGATGACTCTGGGATGGTGTGCTTGATTGCATGTTTTAAGCGCAAGGATGGACAAAAGTTTCCGCTATTAGGCGGAAGCGGAAATGACAATCAGGTTGCCGTGATGCCCGAAGGCTTTCGTCCGCAATGCTCCATTAGCTTTACTGGAAATCTACGACTTGGCGGAACAGGAGCAGACGTATTAAATGTTTGGGTTCTTGATACCGGGAGTGTGCAAATCTTAGTGCCGCAATCTGTTGCTGATCAATATCAGGTAGTACAGTTTTCTATTAATTATCCCGCCAACAGCTAAGGAAAATAAGGCGAACAAAGGAGCGCCAATAGAGTATGCTTTGCCGTTTGTAGAGGGATTTGTTGATAGAGGTCTGACCGCTGGAGATCACATATTAGCGAGTAAATATTGCAAGGATTTATTTGGGCGCGTGCACATAAAGATGTCTGTACAATCCGATCCATTGGAAAATACTATTACAGCAGATGCTCCCATTGTTGCAATGATTCCGGAAGGATTTAGATCCCGAGAAACAATTATTGCAGTCGCATATGGATGGCCAAACAACAGTGCTACCGGTGGTATAGCTACCATATTGGTACGTGCCAATGGAGAAATTGCCGTATTTGGAGTATCTCCTTACGCTTGTATGCATGGGCAAATTACATATTTAGCAAGGTAGCCATAGGAAAATAAGGCGAACAAAAATAGCGCTGTGTCCTATGATTTGCCTCTAGCAGAAGGATTTGTCCCATTTGAAAGTGCGGGCGGCGTTCCGTGGGATTGTAGATACGGAAAGGATGATCTAGGGATTGTGTATGTTTGTGCAAGGTTGAAAGTGTTATTGACAACCGAAATGTCCTATAAAGTGCATTTAGCGACTTTGCCAACGGGATATCGCCCTCGGATTCCATTTTCAACTACATGTGGCATGAGGTATTCAGGGGACGAGGGACGGCCGTTATGTTCCCACATAGATTTTTACATCAATGGCGATATATACATCTTTCCTCCCTTAACCGTAACCGCAAGTCAAATAACTATTCCACCCATATCTTTCTTTGGAAGCTGATTTTCCAAAGATAAAATTAAAAAGCGGCATAAAAAGGTGGGACAATAAATGCAAAAGAGGAGTTTCTCTTAACATCTTCTGAATAGTTTACCGATGCTAAACGTATTGTTCCATTAACTTCTATCCATCCGTAAATAGATGTATGAGGTGGGACAGCCATTGCAAGAGCAAATTGTCGGGACGTAATGGGTCTGTACCCCACAGGGAGCATGGCTATTTTTTGCTCAAATATCGGGTGCTCATCAAATAAGATTAATCCGGCAATTCCTACGTTATTACATCCGTCACGCCAATATCTGGGCTTATAATGTGATGTTATTCCATCCATTAATGGTAAATCGTATTCCGTAGGTATCCCTAAGTTCGCCTTATTTTCCTATGGCTACCTTGCTAAATATGTAATTTGCCCATGCATA